CAGGTAAATTAGGTCAGAAGATTCGTACAATGAATGATTCTGTCGGAATGACATCTGAAGATATCAAATACGTTCTAAATTCAGTTTTGTCAGCCTTGGATTTGGAAAAGTTGGATGATGAGGATAAAGAAGACATCATGGCAAAACTCGAAGAAGTTGAAACTGATTATGAATCAGATGAAATGGATTTCGATATGACAGGTGATGAAGAAATGGACATGGATCTTGACATGACCTCAGATGAACCTGTTGAGGGTGAAATGGGTGAACAAGACGACATGTACTTGGGAATTGGTGACCACGGTTTCTATGACAAAGATGATAGACAAATGAAAGATTTCGACTTTGATTATGATGAAGAAGAATATGATGATTTCGATGAGTTTGTTTCAAAGTATCCAAATCAAAAGTGGTTTCCAATAGACGATAGAGATGAACAACCTTTCGATTTCAAATTGAGACCAGGTAGAAGGTTTTGGGATATGTATAAAGAAAAATTCGGAGGACCATTCAAACTTCGTAAAAGAAGAGGTGAAATGGGAGAAGGTGATCTTCGTGACAAGTATGACGGAAGAGACAGTAAAGTAATTGGTGTTTATTCTAACATCAAGAATCAACGTAACGAAGAAATGAGTGAGGAGGAAAAAGCTCACACTTCAATTTCTAAAATAATGGATAGTATCTTCTCAGAGTCAAAGGTAGACAAGGTTTTAGAAAAATACTTTGTGGTTTCTGAATCAGAGAAAAAACAACCAAAAAAGTCTTCAACTAAATCTTTTGAAAACTTATCAGAGAGTGTTGAACAAAAATTAGCGGCTGAATTTGTTATGTCTGAAAATTCAGAAATCAAATTTCTTGGTAAAACAAACAAGGGTAATTTAGTTTTTGAACATAAAGGAGAACAAATCAAAATATCTACCAAGGGTGAAGTGTTATGAGTTATCTAATCTATGTGAATGGCTTGGGCCCTAACTATAGAGGTGATAATATGTACGAATTCATTTTCGGTAAAGAACTTGATGTGTGGGGTGAGAATTGGGATGCTAGACCGTCAAACGGTTATCCTGAACCACCCCACATCGATTTTATAGAAAAGGTTGCAACCCTTAGAAATACATCAGTTGATTTGGAATTGATTCAAAAATCTGATTATATGGGAATGACCGATGCCATGGAAGACATTATTGCCTTAGCTTGGGAAACTGAAGATAGTTCTGAAAATAAAGAAAGATTAGTTTTCAGATACGGAGACACCGAAGAAAAAGTGAAAGATAAATTGTACGCAAGAGACCTAATATTAGAATTTGAAAAAAATACAGTTTATGAAAACTAAAAAAGAAACTAAGGAACAAGAAACTATTACCATCAAGGTAAAAAAAGGATCACCTGATGAAATTAAACTTCAACAACAAGGAAAGCCTTATCAGGTCTATGAAAAGGAGATGAAAGAAGGTCAAGATGAAGATCCTTTAAATCCCTATGGATCTGGTGAGACAACACAGGCACCTCATCAGGTTGGTCCTGATACAAACGATGGTTTTGGTGTTGATCCAGGTAAAACGCCAGGAATGTACCAAGATGGTATGGACGAATCTCAAGATTTGGAAGAAAAAAAAGAAGGAAAATATAATCCTTATGCTGTTTGTACATCTTCATTAGGTCTTGAAGGAAAAGATCGAGATTCTTATACTGAAAATCAAAAGAAAAAATTTGAAAGATGTGTAAAAGATGTGAAAAAAACAATGAAAGAAGGAAAAAATCCTGTACAAGTCATTTTAGAATCATCACTTGACAAGTTAGTTCAGAAACACTTGACACCGAAAATGACTAAAGGTGAATTTGTTTCTATGTTAGAAGAAGGTGGTATCATCAGAAAAGCCCTAAAAAAAGGAATTGCTAATAAGTTAGTTGGAAATGTGGGAATGGACAAACCTATAGGAAAGCTTTATACTTTAACAAAAAAAGAAGCTATGGAACAAGCACCTACTACAGCACCACCTAAAGTAAAACCAGGTACAACTGAGAAACCAGGTAAAAGTGACCCATTCAAAAATCCAAAACATCAACCAAAACCAAAGGCTGGAAAAAATATGGTTGATGATAACCCAAAAGCACCAATTACTAAAATTCCTGATTATATCACATTTGACCAACTAGGTCTGACTTTTGAAAATAAGAAGTAATGAAAAACAATTTAAAAGAACAAGACCCTCAAAATAGAGGAGAGTTTGAAAAACAAACAAAAGGAATGTCACCTGACATCAAAAGAAAGATGGAAAAGGGTGAAACCCCATTGTCTAAAAGTCCGGCATTTCCTGATATCAAATCTGAAGAAATACCAGTTTCTTTTGAAGAAAAAATTGCGTCAAAAAGATTTAAGGACGTAGTAGAGAAAGTAAAAAGGTATACGGGACAAGAAGAAGTTAGTAGTCAAAATGCCCTTATGGGATTACAAATGATTATGATGGGCGCTGTAAGAGACGTATTTGGAATTCAATCTCAAAACAAAGAATATTTGGAAAACTTGGCGGTAGATTTAGTACGTAAAGAAATGGGAGTGAGACCTGATCAAGTTCAATACGATGCTAAGTTAGTTGGTATGGGTGAAATTGATATGGAGGGATTTTCCAAAGAAGGTGAAGAACCCGAACAAGAAGAAATTGAACAAAATTTCCAACAACAAGAAGAAGACATTGAAGATTTTATTACCGCTTTTGAACGATATGACATTGAGAAGGCAAAACGAAGATTTATAAATGCTCTAATTCAAGGGTCATCAAAAAAAGGACATTACATGTTTGAATTAGTAAAAGATGAACTTGATCGATTAAATCCTCGGTTATTGAATCTTTATGGTGTTCTCATGTCAGTAAATGATTTGTTGTATTGGGTTCTACCTGATCAAGCGATGGACATGATGATGAATCAAGGTGGTGTTGCTGGTAAGGAAGAAGTTGATATTGAAACCGAACCACCAACAGTAAAAGCTAGAGGTGTATTTTTTCCAGTCCTTGTACACGAATTGATTAAAGGAACAATGGAAATTCTTGGTACTCAAGGATTACCTGATGACCCGAAACAAGCCGAAATGGTGATGGCGTCAACAGACACTTTAGCAAATGAAATTTGGGATTTGAGACTTGGACCTGTATTATGGGAAAAGTTTATTGAATCTTATCCTGAAAAATTATTTGACGAAGATAAACGATGGATACAGAACTACCTATTCGCTCGTTTTTCAGCATTGACTGCTGAGGAATTTTTCAAACTAGCAAAGGCAATTCTTAGAGGTGATGCTAAGGCTACCCAAATCTTAGATAGAATGGTAACAGAAATTGTGGACCATTTGAAAGAAACTCATGATGATGAAGATTATGGTTCTGAAGAATCAGACTCAGACGTTGCTTCACCTGATGATGATGACAATGATTTGGGTGATTTAGACGACTTTTTAGGTAGTTTAGGCATCAGTAGATCCTAAAATACTCAATGGGTTTAAGTAAAGAACAATTACTCTTAGAGTATTCAAAGTGTATGACAAGTACTGCCTACGCTTTAAAAACCTATCTACAGACCTACGATAATACTCAATCACGATACGTTCCATTAGAACTATTTCCTGATCAAGTCCGATTGGTGGAAGACTATGATGCGTACAACGAAAACATAGCTTTGAAGTATAGACAGGCGGGTGTATCAACAGTGACAGCGGCTTGGGCAAGTAAAAAAGTTGTTTTTGCTAGAAAAAACAAACCTGAAAAGGTTTTGATTATTGCTAACAAACAAGATACGTCTATCGAATTTGCAAACAAAATTAGAGAATTTACTGCCCAATGGCCCGATTGGGTTGGTGTTGGGTTTTCTCCTGATAAAAACGCCGCCAAACACTACAAACTTTCAAATGGGTGTGAAATAAAGGCTGTAGCAACCTCAAAAGACGCACTTCGTGGTTACTCACCTACTATTCTTATCTTTGATGAGGCGGCCTTTATTGATGCCGATGGAGACTTTTGGGCTGCTTGTATGGCATCTTTGTCTACGGGTGGTAAGGTAATTGTCATCTCCACCCCTAATGGATATGATCCTATTTACTACGAAATTTACGATCAAGCCTTACGTAGTATGAACGACTTCAAAATCACTGAAATGTATTGGTATCGTGACCCTCGTTATACAAAAGATTTGTATTTGGTAAAAACAAAAGATATAATTCATTATTTTCTCAATCGAGAAGAGTATGATGACAAAGAAGTTTTATTGGATTATTCAAAGATTAATCCATTTGAAAGAAATTTTGAAGAAATAGTGTCAAAATTCAAAGAAGGTTACAAACCTTCATCGTCATGGTTTGAGGCTATGGTGAAAAAACTTAAATACGATAAAAGAAAAGTTGCGCAAGAATTAGAGTGTAATTTCTTAGGATCTGGTGACAACGTATTCGATTCAAACTTGATTCAAAACATTACTGAAACTACTATCAAAGATCCTTCAGGAAAAATGATGAGTGGTGGTTTTTGGATTTGGAAAGAACCTGAAATGGGTCACAAATATATTATGGGAGTTGACGTTTCAAGGGGTGATTCCGAGGACTTTTCTACAATTCAAATTTATGATTTTGATGAACGAGAACAAGTTGCCGAATACTTGGGTAAAATACCACCTGATGTATTGGCTGAAATTGCATTTAAGTGGGCAACAATGTATTCAGCATTTATTGTTATAGATATTACCGGTGGTATGGGTGTGGCAACCGCTAGAAAATTACAAGAATTAGATTATAAAGATTTATATGTTGAGGGAGTTGAATACGGAAATAAATGGAAATTTGATCCAAAAGTTAAAGACAAAATACCTGGTTTAAATTTTAGTCAGAAACGTGTTCAAATTATCGCTGCTTTTGAAGAAGCCCTAAGACACGGAATGAAAGTTAGATCTACAAGATTGTTAAGTGAAATGAACACATTTGTTTATATTAATGGACGACCCGATCACATGAAAGGACAACATGACGACTTAATTATGGCTCTTGCCATGGCGGTATATGTTGCTGAAACATCATTCACTCAACTAAATAAGGTAAATGAGATGGCCAAAAGTATGTTAGAATCTTGGACGGTCGAAACTTATGAAAAGCCAACACAACAATTTTTCAATCCGCAAATTCCAAATCAAATGTTTGATAATAACCCAGCTTATAGAAATCAACCTACTAAAAGGGATTATCAAGACTATTTATGGGTATTCGGAGGAATAAGGCGTTGATAAAAAATACATATCAAGTAATATTGTAGAATATGGCGGAAGAAGATAAAAACTTAACAATATGGCAGAGGTTATCACAGACCTTCGGACCTAACTCATTACTGGGTCAAGATGTACCTACGTACAAATTTGACAAAAAAGAACTACTCAGAACAACGGACAAAGCTGAGTATGAACGTGAAAAATTACAAGCCAGACAAACATCATATATAACCCAACAATGGGCTAAAATTGAGAATAACCTTTATTCACAAGCGGTTTATTATGAACCAACAAGGTTGGCGTCATACTACGACTACGAATCAATGGAATATACTCCTGAGATTTCAGCGGCTTTGGATACCTATGCGGAAGAGTCTACCACGGTAGATGAAAACGGATACATGTTGCAAATTTATTCTGATTCACCAAGGATCAAAGCAGTATTGGGTGATTTGTTTAACAACGCTTTGGATATCAATACTAACTTACCAATGTGGACAAGAAATACGTCTAAGTATGGTGATAACTTTGTTTTCTTAAAATTAGATCCTGAAAAAGGTGTTGTAGGAT